GATATAGTAGCTAAATTAACTGTTTCAGCTGATGACATAAAAGAAAAACCAGATCGTCTATTTTTAAGATAACACATACCATAACATCTAACATCTGCTTTGCATGCTTCCCAAAATATATAAAATAATCTATTAGCTTCTCTAAAATCAGGCGCACCTACATCTATTTTGCTCCACTGTAAATACATGTAGTGACTACCTGTTATGTATGTTGGCTTGCCATTGTTGTTAAACCAAAAACCTTCGTCTCTACGTTTAAACTCTTCGTCTATATAGTCATACCACTTATCTTTTGCTTCTTCAGGATAATTACGCCAGTCGAATATATTTTTTAGTTTAGATAATTCTTTTGGATATTCTATCCTTTGCCATTTGTGTTTGGCATGCACGTACACGTTGGCTGGCACTTTTGGTAACGCAATTCGTAAACCTTGCATTTCAATGACTTCGCCAATTGTTCCACTTTTTGATATAACGATAATATCATGTTCTTTATTATATCCATATTTCCATTTTTTACCCCTGTTCATACGAGTTAATGTCGTACGTTTAACAGGCTCGATTATTTTAACTAATGTTTGTTCGTAACTCATTTTGATCTACCTTCAGCAAAGCCTTTAAATACTTTGTTACTCTTTTCAACTTCTTTACCTTCAAGTATGTTTTCTTCTTCTTGTATTCTATTTAATATTTCAAACGCATCAAATATTGCTAGCTTTTTTGTAGCAGCTGCGTTTTTTAATCTATCAGCACTAACATCATCTTCTGTGTTAGTTATTATTTTTTCTTTAGCAACGTTAATCAGCTCTTCAACTGCTTTGTGCCCAGCTTGGATTATAAGCTTCTTCGTCTCCTTGATATTCATATTTAATTGTAATAAATTTAGTGTATACTCTATATAGTAGCTCACCGTCAATAACAAACTCGTAATTAGATATAGGCGTAAAACCTACAAGATCATTTTTTTTAAATGTTCCATCGGTATATTTTATTATACCAACGTTTTCTTGAGTTTCACTATTAGCATACTTATCTTTGTTTTTTATAGGTTTAACCCAACAAAAACCTTTTGGTGAGTGCCACTGCCAAAACTTTTTATATAAAAATATTTGATCTGGCTGTACAATATAAGTGTTTTCGTCAAAATAACTTTTACTATTTTTTTCTACACCATATTGATTATGCCAACGTCTAAATACATTATGATGTAATATAACATCACTACCTACATCTATATCTGTATCACCAATAATAGGTTTTGATATTACAGTCGCTCGTCTGTTAACGTATTGATGATTGAAGATCTCAGTGTTAATAATTAACTCTTTATCTCCAACCTTCTTTACGTTATTATATCTTTTTCCTATTGGCGTTACAACAAAGTTGTAAACGCTTTTCATTAGTATTCTAAGTTATATTCAACTGACACTGCCATGTTTTTGTTAAAGTCTTTCCATGGTAAAACATCTTTATCTTTTCTAATATATATTGAAAACTTTTCGTCTTCTTCTATTATATCACAAATAGTATGTCCACCATATACTTCTTGACCCACAGCATAATGCATAGCGTCGTTTTTATAATCTTTACCTACACTAATCTTTCTTATTAGCTTCGCCATTTTCTGGGTATTTTATTGTACCATCTTCGATGTTAATATCTACAGTTCCATAATCTTTTTCTAATTCAGCTTGAACTGTTTTAAGCTCTGCTTGTAAATTTTGTATCTGGTGTAACAAAGAGTGTTTACCAGCTTCAAATCTACCTATTTCCATTTGAGCTTTGTTGATATTACTAACTACAGTTTGTATTTTAGTTAACTGTTCATCAGTTACTTTTTCTGGTTTTAAGTCAACCAACTTTTCTTTTTTTGCCATTTTATTTAATTTAAGTTAATTTATTTATTTATACTGTCCCAGATAATATTAATTGTATTGGGCTAACACAATATAATACATCAGTGTTTGCTATAGCGTCGACATTCGCTGTTGTTAAAGTTATTTGAGTATCACTGTCTACAGTTTTAACTGTACCAAGAACTGCATCATCTGCAGCGTGTATTAAATCTCCTGGTGCAAATATTTTATCTGCGTGTACTGTAGCAATTGTAATTTCTGTTTGTGTTCCTGCTGCAAAACCTGTTTCATTAACACTAATAGTATTTCTAAAATCTAAATCACCTTTAGATACTGCAGCAACATACAAATCACCACTAACAGGTATATTAAACCCGCTTTTAGTTGCTATGTTTAGAAAATTTAAATCACCGTCATTAAAATCAGTATTAGCTATTGCTACATGACCTACTAAGTTATTAAACCAACCACCATTACTAGCTGGAACAGCAGCGCCTTCAGTACCTAGCGAAGCGGGTGCGGTATCTACACTAACGTTTACACCGTCACTCGGTGTCGGTATATGACTTGTAGCAAAAAATAAATCTATACCAACCATTGTTTGAGCAGCTCCATCTGTTCCTCTTACTATAGCAGTAACACCATCAATCATACTACCATTAAAATTTTCTACTTTATGCCAGTCAAATAACAACTCAGTGTCTGCAATAACTGCGGCATTTTGTATGCTAGCAGGTATTACAGGACTAACTCTTGTAAATGTTTTTTTATTAATCATTTTATTTTTTTACTTTTTCTAGTGAACGACCTCCAAAATAAGCACCGATCACTGTTATTAATACTAATTGTAAAAGATCTACGTATGAGTCTTTTACATCAAAATTTATAAAGCCAGCATCTATAAATACTAATAACACTGTGCTTATTACTAAGAACACTAATACTAGTGGCCTTATGTTTTTACTTAACCACGAGTCAGAGTTCATGTCTAACTTCCACCTTTCAGTTACTTGCTTTTGCATTTCTGCTTCGTAACCCATTATCAAATCTTTTATCTTTGCTTCAGCAGCTAACTTTTCTTCTTGTGAAGTATGTAGGTTATCTATAACATTACCTACATCTTGCACTAATTTACCAGCTCCGGCTGAAAATACTTTACTTAATATACTCATAATTTTTATTTAATATCCACCACCACCACTACCACTACTACTACCACCGCTAGTTGTTGAGCTAGAAGAGCTAGTTGTAGATCCGCTTTGTGGTGTGCTTAATGTTATTGTGTTTTGATTAACAGCTGTATTGTGTGTAAATCCACCCATATAACCAGTTTGTCCTTGGTAAATGTGAGTATGATAACCATTTAAACCTCTAGACTGTGCCCATTGTAAAGCTTCTGCTATTGTAGAGTAAAGCGGTACACCGTTTATTGTTGTTAATATCATACGTTATTCGCGTCTCTTTCCCAAGGAAAACCGTCATCACCAGCTTCTTTTGCAACACCATCAACAATAATCATATCTTTACCGTTAATAGTTACTCTTGGATATGTTACACCGTCAAATTTAACAAAATCATCTGAATACGCTAATTTACCTATTTTCATATCAGTGGCATGTCTCATTTCATGGTTTATTACTTTTCTGTCTTCTTCACTGCCAGGCTTTATTTTGTTACTAACATATATACTACCGTCCATATTAGCTTCACCCATAATACCTGCATCTAATGGTTTTCTTATAATAGGTGTGCCAGGTATAGATGTTTCGCCAGCTTCATCACCAAACCTAAGTTTAGTTCGTAAACTACCATTTGTCATATACGGTTTATATGCTTTACCTAGTTTATATCCCATTAGTTTGAAAATTGATTAAACCTCATTTTTGGTTTAACAGGTAATTTTTTAATACTTTTTCTAGGTATAGTTTGTATTTTCACTGGCTTACCTACTTTACGCATTGTTTTACTAATCTTATCTTTCATACGTCTGCTTCCAAGAGCTTCAGCCGCGCCTCCACCCGCACCTTCAACTGCAACTTCAGAAAGTCTTTTTCTTCTTCTACGATTATCTATAGATCTAAAAATAGGATTTACTCTCATAACGTCTCTTACAGTCATATTTTTTAATCTGTCAACGCCTTTTTTAACTGCTTTTTTAGCTTTTTTAGGTACATCTTTTAATTTAGTGTCTAATACGTTTTTAGCTGGTGAGTTACCAAAACCACTAAAACCTTTCATTTTAAAACTACTTTGTTTTTTCATCTTGTATTATCTTTTATCATATCATCAATAGCTTTGTTATAAACTTTATCTGTATATGATTTATTGTTAAAAAAAGTGCTACGTTCAGATACTGGTAAATCTTCTTCACCTAGCAACACTCTATATATTCTAGTTATTAGTTGAGAACATTTAAACGATGTTTTAAATACAGAATATTTAATTGTTGTTCTATTGCGATGTCTCCAAGCTTCTATCCAACCATCTCGTCTTAATCGTTCCCATCTGTTTTTATCCCATGAGTACGTATATGTACCGTCGATAAATTCTTGTCGTGTAAATCTTTTTTTACAATCTAAATAAATTAATAATTCTAAATCCGCGTCTTTTAATCCGTAAGTTTTACAGGCCCATTTTCTAACGAGCCTGTAATACTTAAGGATATTCATTTCACGCAAATCTTGCGCGGTTAATCTCAATTGCTATTATGAAGCAGCAAGTGGAGTAGCAACAGTTCCAGTACCTATCATAGTACCTTCAACTTGCCATTTGTCTGCAGCTATATTAGTAAGCGTGTATATACTACCTTGTATACCAGTAGTTGAACCGTTAGAACTAATAGCGCTAAAGCCATCACCGTCAAGAGCAGCAAAACCTACAGTAGCATCAGACGAGTCACTATCTGACATGTGCAATACTCCGTATATTTTTTCGTTAGTAGTATCTGCGTTAACAACTTTGTGTGCGTTTGAAGTAGCAGTTACACCAAGAATAAAAGTAGCTGTCCAACCAATAATATCACCTGCACCAGAATCTGGTAAAGTTAATACAGCACCATCAACATCATTGAAAACAAATACTTTACCTGAATCAGAAGCTGTTAAAGTTTCGTCTGCAGTTTTGTTTTCTACGTTAACTTGAGCTAGTTGACCAGTAGAAGCTAGTGAAAAAGAGTTAACAGAGCTAATGTTAGCGTTAACATAATTACCAGCAACATCATCAGCTATTACTACCATACCTTTTGAGTGTGATCCAGCTAAAGCACCACCTATAGCGTCCATAACTTCCTGCTCTTTATCAGCAACAGTTACTAAAGTGATTTTGTCAAAAGCGCCTTCGATACCACTACCTGCAGCTTTAAAGAAAATATCTACAGCTAAATTAGCAGAGTGTACTGCGCCTCTAAAGTTATCAGCAGTATTCATATATGCAGAATTATCTGCAGTTTTAATAAAAACGTATTTACTCATTTTTTTTATTTTAATAATTAATAATTTTGTTTATTGTTTTAAGTTTAAAGGTTTTAGTTTATGGTTTAGGTTTAATCTATTAATACTACGTCAACTGAACGTATAACGTAGTATAATATATCTTTATACTGAACACCGTGGCCTGCATGTTTATCGTAGTATACAATATCGTCTTGTTTTATACCTTCAACTAAATTACCTACAGAAATTACTTTTGCTTTAGTATATCTGTTGTCTTGATCGGTATCTTCTGTTACGATAAGTCCTGCTACTTTTTTTTGTTCAGTTTTTATCTTTTCTACGATTATGTAATTGTTAACTGCTTTCATTTATTCTTATATTTGAAATTACACAATCAGCTGACATAATCGTTGTTGCTACGCTCACAGCGTTTTTAAGCGCAGACTTAGTTACAAGTACTGGATCTACAATACCTGCTTCTATCATATTTATTTTTTTACCGTTTAATACATTAATACCAACACCTTCATTTTCTTTAAATTTAGTACCAAGTATACCACCGTTATTTATTATAGTTGTAAAAGGTGATTTTATAGAGTTTAACAATATATTTTCACCAATATTTTTTGGTTTTATATTTTCACAAGCATTTAATAAAGCAACGCCACCGCCAGGTACGATACCTTCTTTTAAAGCAGCTTTAGTTGCGTATATAGCGTCTTCAACTCTATCTTTTTTCTCTTTTAATTCTACTTTAGAATTAGCACCCACTTTGATGATTCCAACACTACCCGATAACATAGAGAGTCTTTGCTCCAACTTTTTCTTAATGAAATTATCTTTTTCGTTAGAAATAAGTTTTGAAACGATGTCGATTCGTTTTTGTAAATCTTGTTGAATATCATCAATTGTTGTTATAACAGTATGTTTATCATCTGTTGTTACGTACTCAGCTTCACCTAGGCAATTAATATCTATTAAATCAAGATCATCACCTAGTTCTTCGTTAATTACTGTAGAACCTGTTAATATAGCTAAGTCTTCAGTAGTATCTTTTTTAGTAGGACCAAAGCCTGGTAAGTCAATTATATTAACTTTTATGTTACCTTTAACTTTATTCATCATTAATGCAGCTTTCACACTTTGTGCAACTGGCGCTACTATTAATAATGCTCTACCTTTTTTAATAACATGTTCTAATATCTTCTGTATTTTACGAATATTAGGTATTTCGCTAGAAACTATAAGAATATATGGGTTTTCTAGCTCACATTTGTGTTTTTCTGTGTTAGTTACAAAATTTGGTGATGTTAAACCGCACTCTAACTGCACTCCATCGACTAAATCTACGTAAGTTTCATCAGTTTCTGAGTTTTCCATTAAAACTACACCATTTTTGCCAACTTTTGTGTATGCTTCAGCGATAATTTTACCAAGTTCTGCGTCGTTATTGCAAGATATAGCAGAAACATGGCTTAACATGTCACCTTCTACATTAATTTTAATACTATCAAGATATTTGTTTACTTTTTTAAGCGCAGAATTTATACCTTCTTTGATTTTTCTTACAGTAGCACCTGTGTTTTGTGCTTGTAATGCGTTTTTTAGTATTTCTTGAGCTAAAACAGTAGCTGTAGTTGTACCATCACCTGCTTCTTTCACAGTATTTTGCGCAGCTTCTTTAATTAAAGTAGCTCCGATGTTCTCAACCGGATCATATAAGACTACGCTTTGCGCAACGGTTACACCATCTTTTGTAATCACCGGTTTGCCGCGGCCATCTTCGTATATTACGCACTTTCCTGAAGCACCTAATGTTGATTTAACGGCTCTTGCTAGCTTATCAACGCCAGCTATAATTCGTTTTTTAGCTTGATCGCCAAAGTTTAAGTCTTTGACGATCTCACTAGGTAAGTTGTATTCCATTTAATTTAATTTAAT